GTACCTGGATCTGAAGTTACATACGCGGATTCATTGGTTACTGTTACCTCTACACCTGGAGATACTAAAGCCATAATCTTTTTCCTCGTATAAAATTTTAATTAAAATTCTACATCTTTTTATAAGATGTATTGATGCTAGTATTTATTTAGATCTTGTAAAACTAGTGCTATACAGTAACACCCAAAGGGCAATGAAAAGGGTTTGTAAAAATAAATACTGGTATGAAACATAGCGAACGACCGCTGTGTCGTTGTGGTATGCGACCAGTTGCAATAAATTATTATAAAGAAGGTAAGCCACATTATAGATCACAATGTGATAAATGTAATCGTAAAGCAAAGAATCTTCGAACCACACCCAAAACAAACTGGAAGCAAAGTGGCTACACTAAGAAAAAGTCATGCGAGAAATGTGGCTTTGTAGCGGACCACAGTATTCAACTTGATGTTTACCACTTGGATAGTAATAGAAAGAATAATAATTGGAAGAATTTAAAAACAGTCTGCGCCAATTGTCACAGATTACTATACGCTACTGGAAAAGGATGGAAACAGGGCGATTTAATTCCCGATTTTTAACAGCAATGATATAACTGATTTTTCCAGCGTACTGATATCACTGTAGTTTTCAATAGTATAGTCTACGTCACAACCTACCCATGAACATTCCGAAGCATGAACATTTGGATAAACCGTTGGCATCATTAGTTCGTGCATCGGATCTTCGCGTTCCGCATTGTCCGCAACTGCTGTATTCCACCATTCTGGTTGTTGTCCGCGTTTTACACATACTATTTTGCCGTTTAACTCTCTAATTAATTTAATCTCATTAGGAAAGCGTGTATCTGTAATAATAACGTTGTGTTTAGCAGTGGTTAGTTTCTTTTCTAAACTTAACAACCATATATCGTCATGAAACTGCCTTCGCCATAAGTCTGTGCCACATCTTTGTAAAGCAATGCGTGGAGTAAAGTCGGGCATGTCTAATTTATTTGCCCACCATTCATCTACTGTTTCACGCCATTCTCTGCTTTCCTCTGTATCGCCTTCTAGCAATGCGCGATTCCATTGAAATACAGATGCAAGTGAGTCTTTTAGTGAACTAGCAAAACTTTCCCTAGTCCAATTTTGACTACTATTTTGAATAAGATAATTTGCGACTGTGTCCTTGCCACAGCCTTTGAACCCAACTAAACCAATGATCATATTTTTAACTTTTAGTTATGAAAATGTATGTAAACTATAGCCGCATAAATAACGACCACTACCGTGACAAATATCACAGTGTCCATCTGTGTCTCTCCTGTGTGTAATATTAACCAATAACAAATGATAGCGGTGTGCCGCCATCTTCAAAGTTTTGTAATTGTGTTGTTAGGTCAGCCATTTCTTGCTGTCCTTCTGCTTTTAACTCACTACCGTTCATGGTAGTACCGCCCTGTGGGCCCGCAAGCGTAGCAAACTTGGAACGTGCTTCACCAAGTATTTGTTTACACATAGCAAGTGTGTAATCCTCTACCCATTTTTTTGTCATATGGTGCTGGATTAAATTTTCAATTGGTTTTTGGTTATATAACCATAGTAATACACTTTCGCTTTCACCATCAATCTTGCGAATAATTGTAAGTTTTTTAGTAACTGAATCCCAAGTATAGTTTATAAAACCACCAAACATTCTTGCCGCCATTTCTTGATAACCAGAAAATAGTTCATATGTTGCTAAACCACCTACTCTGCCTGCTTGTAGCATATACATATTCATATACCCTGCTTCAAACGGTTCAAAGTTTGATGCTCCTTCGCCACTCGTGCTACCAATTGTTCTTCTAAATATTTGTCTAACTTCTAAAATATTAGCGTCTAAATAATAATCTTGCTTATTTTTTTCTAACGTTAAAAAGCCATATGACTCCTCAACACTGTTAGCACTCATTTGTCTATATCTATTTACAGCATTATCTAATGCTACTTCTAAATGCTCGTTATCTAATTCAACATCGACGATTCTTTCACCTAAACGTAATTTAACATTTGTAAATAATGCATTTTTTAACTTGGTTAATTCTTTTGTTGCCATACATATATTTATTAGATTACCTTAAGTAATATAGTATCAGAGTTTAGCCTCCCAGTAAGTTTAGTGTCAGTAGTAGTTAATTCATCTAAGAATTTACGTAAGGCAACCTTACCGGCGCTCTTAAATGCTTTAAGTGAGTCCTCTGGCTTACGCAATGTCTTTTGTATGCTCAACTTTTCATCAAAGCCCGTAATGGTAGTACCTTTAATGCTTAGTCCTGTACCATCTCTACCCATTCCCTTAGGATCAATATTAGAGGCAAAATACTTGCCAATTTTGCGATTCTTTGTATTGTAAATCCATAGTTCGTTAGCACCGAGTATGTCTTTTGGATCTATGGAAACTAGTTTTAGTTTCTCATCCTGTAGTTTGTATTTGATCTTACCAATTAACTTCTCTTTGCTTGGTGCTTTCTTCTTACGCACCTTACGAGTTGCTTTTTGTATATTAGCATGATGCTCGGCGTCTGCAACAACAGCAGAGTAAAAAGCAAGTAACTTCTTTAACTCTGTTTTTTTATAAGGATAGCCTTCCAGTAATTGTGCTTCGTCCTCATCGTCTTTATCAACACCGTTAATAACTTTTGTTAAATCCTCTATGTCGCTATCATACATTCTCGAAATAATACCGGCCGCTTTTCCGGATATGCTATGTGCGTTTAATAATTTAGCAAGACTAAAATCAGTCTTAAAGCCGTTAGCAATCATATCGTCAATCGCACCCTCAATATATTCGCCAGCAAAGTTATTTGCTTTTTCTACCATACGATCTTGAATAGAGATAACTTGAGCCGCTTTTGGCTTTTCCTTTGGTTTATCCTCTTTACCCCACTCTGTAGGCACAGATTCTACAATGTCTTTAATTCGCTTTTTAAGACTGTGAACCAAATTATCCATTGGAGGCGCACCTTTGAGTAGCATACGCGATACTGAGCCTGCTGTAATACCAATTTGCCAATCACTGGCATTCTTAATAGCACTAATCGCATCTGTGTCTACAATCTTTTGCTTCTTCATCCACTCAATAAGGGGTTGCTTACTGTCCTTAGAGGTGTAATGATAATTGTAGAAGTTTAATGCTTGCGTGATTTTAAGATTTATTTGTATTTTTTCATCACCATCCAAGTCCATTAACTCTTCGTCAGTATAGCGATCAATATACTCTTCCCATGATGGTTCGCCAAATGCGCCATCATTCTTTTTCGATACTCGTTTAGCTTTCTTTTTGGTGGCCAATGTTTTACTCCATATTATGAATTTATACCACTAAATAGTATTATATAGACAAATCCGAAAAAAGTCAATAAAATACACTACATAAGTGTTTGATTAATAAGAGTTTTTAAAAAATGCCAAGATTATCACTGTGGAAGCCAACTAAAGGTAACGATTTTAAGTTTATGGACAACAGAGTTCGTGAAATGTTCGTTATAGGTGGAACTGGAATTAATATTCACAAATATTTAGGTCCCGTAAATCAAGGCGATACAAAAAAGGCTGATCAGCCATTATATGAAAACCAATCTGTATCTAACATACAAGATCTGTTATTCATGGAAAACAGAGATCGTAAGTACGAAAAAGATGTTAGTTTTATGAAAGGCATTTACAACGTACAAGATATTGATTTTGATTTGTCACAGTTTGGTTTGTTCCTACAAAACGATACTATATTCATTACTTTCCATTTAAATGATATGGTTGATATTTTGGGCAGAAAGTTAATCAGTGGTGATGTTATTGAGTTGCCACACTTAAAGGATGACTATGCTTTAGAGGACGGCGAAACAGATAAAGTTTATGAAAGTTTAAAAAGATATTACGTAATCCAAGACGGTAGTAGAGCGTCTGAAGGCTTCAGTCAAACATGGTATCCGCACTTATGGCGTGTAAAATGTACACCACTAGTTGATGCACAAGAATATAGAGATATTATTGGTGACATTACAGCAGGAGTAGACGGAACAGATGATACACTAAAAAGCCTGCTTAGTGATTACAGTAAGAATTTAGAAATTAACGATGCCATAGTACAGCAAGCAGAAGCAATGGCACCTTACGTACAAGATGTAGTTGATGGAAGAAGTGGTTATGACACAACACGTTTTTGGATTGCTCCTGCTGAAGAAGACGGATCCATTTTACTAGTAACCGCAGACGAGGGCGAAGTAACAACTGATGCCGGAAAAGAAAGTGCTGATGTATTTTACGGAATGCCTGTTGAGAAAATTGATCACTATTTGTCTGGCGATGGTATACCTCCAAACGGTGCACCGGTATTAACACTAACAAGTTTCCCTGCTACTCCCGTAAAAGGAGAATACGTATTGCGAGTGGATTATATGCCTAATAGACTGTATATTTTTAACGGTAAGAAGTGGGTATATGTTGAGGATAATGTGCGTATGCAGATTACAAATTACACAGACCGCTACACTTATAAAACTAAAAACTTCAATGACAAAACTTCTATTACATTAGCTGATGGAACAAAACTTGATTCAAGACAAAGTTTATCTAATGTATTACGTGCAAGAGAGGATGAAGAATAATGGATTTCTATTACGACGGCCAGATAAGACGATATATGGCTCAATTTATTCGTCTCTTATCTCACTTTTATGTTGAAACCGGAAAAGACTCAGATGGTAACTCTGCGTTAATAAGAGTTCCAGTAACTTACGGTGATATTTCCCGTCAGGTAGCAAGTATTGTTCGTAAAAATAGTGAGAACGCTCTTAATACAGTTCCACGAGTATCATGCTATATTACAGGCGTACAATATGACCGTGACCGAGTTATGTCTCCATCTCATGTAGACAAAGTTCATATTAAAGAACGCTTTTACGATAAAGACACAGGAACATATACAGCCGGCCCAGGAGATAGTTATACTATTGAGCGAAGTATGCCAAGTCCGTATAAACTAACAGTAAATGCCGATATATGGACCAGTAATATGGAACAAAAGTTACAACTTACTGAGCAATTATTTTACATGTTTAATCCAAGTTTAGAAATTCAAACAACAGACAACTATGTTGATTGGACTTCTATTTCATACGTAGAGTTAACGGACATCTCATTTAGCAATAGAACGGTGCCAGTAGGAACTGAGGATCAAATTGATATTGCTACACTAACTTTTGAGATTCCTGTTTGGGTTAACCCGCCTGCTATTATTAAACGCCTTGGCGTTATTTCCAAAGTTGTTATGGGTATATTCGATGGCAATGGTAACTTAGCAGATAGTGTGCTTGATGAAACAAAACTAATGGGTAGTAGACAATACTTTACTCCATTAAACTACGGTGTATTATTATTAAACGGCGAACTAAAAGCATTGAGTGTTGGTGAACCTATTAGTGGCGACACTAAAGAAGATGTTACATTTGATCATATTCCTGTAAAATACGGTGTAGATATTCCATGGAAAAAAGTTATTGCACAATTTGGAGACCTTAAAGAAGGCATTAGCCAAGTAAAACTATTAACCAACTTCCAAAACACAACAGGTGGTGTTGATGACTTCTCAGAAATTGTTGGGACAGTAGAATACGATCCGGACGATGATTATGTATTAAAATTTACTGTAGATGCAGATACTATACCAGCAAACACACAAACAGCTATTAACGCAATTATCAACCCTCTCAAAAATGTACCAGGTGCTGGATTACCAGCCGCAACTACCGGTCAGCGTTATTTAATATTACAAGATATTGGTGACGCAGATAATACAGACGGTGCTGATGGCTGGAAAGGACCTGCAGGTGTTGGTTTAGTAGCAAATAAGTTTGATATTATTCAATATGACGGAACTGATTGGTCTGTTGACTTTGATGCTAGTGCTAATAATGGAATTCATTATGTATCTAATACAAAAACAGGAATTCAATATAAGTGGACTGGCGCTATAAACAAAGACATGCCAACGAATACTGGAGAGTGGATTAAATCATACGAAGGCGAGTACACTGCTGGCTTATGGTCCATTTTATTATTACCATAACTTCTATCCAATAAGTATTACTATGAAAAAAGTTATTGGTGCTGGTGGTATTTTTTATTGCCGCAGTACAAAGCGTTTCTTATTTTTACTAAGAGATGATACAAAGTATAAAAACAAATGGGGATTTCCTGGCGGTAAAATAGAATCAAACGAAACTATTATTGGCGGTTTGGAAAGAGAAATAAACGAAGAATTAGGAATACAAATAGACATAGAAAAAACTATTCCTATAGAATTATTTACTTCTGACGACGGTAATTTTTGTTATCATACGTTTATATTAATCATCGAAAAAGAATTTATGCCAAATCTTAATAGCGAACATTGTGGGTATGCTTGGGTATCGATGGAAGGATGGCCTGCTCCATTACACCCAGGTGTTTTTTCAACACTAAAATTAGATTCTATAAAAGATAAAATTAAAGTAATAGTAGATACAATTTAAATATCTGCTTCGATAAAAAACTTTTTTAAACTAATTTGTCTTAAATTTCTGTGCCATTTCCACTCGTCTGGCATTTCACCTTCCATACCTTCTGTAGTTACTCTAATAAACTCTACATCTTTATAAGTGTTAAACACTTTTGACATGTTATTGCGCCAAACTTCATCTCCAGAATTTTCAGTAACTGGAGCGTAATGTTTTGATCCTGCGTATACGTTATTATTTGTGGATTTTGATTTTGGTTGATTATCAAACCCTAATAGATAAATTGTTGTATGTCCGTGAAAACAAGCGAGATATGTTGCTGTTGCGCCGCAGTTCATTCTCGGATCATGCGGAATAAGAGATACATATTCTGGATACTTTAATAAAGAGGTTGCTCTTCCAAAAACTACAT